GGGCGCCACAGGCGCCAGCGTACAAGGCGCTACAGGCACGCAGGGCGCCACAGGCGCCAGCGTACAAGGTGCTACAGGCGCGGGTACACAAGGTACCTCAGGAACCTCTATACTAGGTACCTCAAATAACTGGACAGCTACTAACGACTTTACACATAGCTCTAGCTTAGGTATTGCCGCAGCTACAAGCACCGAATTATATAATTTAGGTGCAAAAGGAAACGGTACCGGCGCCGCGGTAATTACCTTCCACAGACCCAGCTCATGGGCTGCGTACCTCGGCCTAGATACAGATAACAAGCTAAGATATGGTGGCTGGTCTGAGGGGGCAAATGCTCATAAAGTTTGGCACGCAGGCAGTGATGGTTCTGGCACAGGCTTAGATGCTGATACTATTGACTCAATTGATTCAATTAGACTTATTTATGGCATTAATGGTTCTGGCACTACTGGAGCCAATGCAACTCAAACACTTACAGAATTAGCTCAATATAAGTCTGGGTTCTGGGATGTAAACGGGGCGGCATGGACACCAGACACAGGCTACTGGTGGGGCCTTACAATGGCTCACACGTCTAACGGAGCTGCCTATAACTACGGTGGCCAGATAATTATACAAAACTCTGGGGCAGCTATTCAAGCATACTTTAGGTCCATCAGTGGGGGCGCTACTCCATCCGCAGGAGCTTGGCGTAAAATATGGAATGATGGGAACGATGGTTCTGGCACAGGCTTAGATGCTGATACTGTTGATGGAAATAACCCAGCTACAACAGCTACTGCCAATACAATAGCTCTTCGTGATGGTACTGCGGACCTATACGCTTCGGCTATGTACACCACTAACTGGTTCCGTTCGACTGGATCAAGCGGGTGGTACAGCCAGACTAATGGTGGTGGTATTTGGATGGATGATGCCACGTACGTCAAGGTTTATGGCTCTAAAGCGTTTTACGTTAACAACAATATTGACTGTACTGGCAACATCACGGCATACTATTCAGATGAGCGCCTAAAAACTAAAACGCGCAACGTAAAAAACGCTTTAGAACAATTAAGTACTTTAACCCCGTTCTTCTACGTTGAAAATGATCTTGCTAAATCTCTCGGCTACGACAGTCTAGAAGAGCAAATTGGTCTCTCAGCACAGGAAGTTCAACTTATTCTACCACAAGTTGTTCATCGTGCTCCTATTGATATTGCGGTAGATAAGGATAATAATAAGTATTCTAAGAGCGGAGAAGAGTACTTAACAGTTGATTACGCTAAATTAGTACCGCTACTTGTAGAAGCAATTAAAGAACTAAGAGCAGAAGTAATTGCTCTGAAAGGAAAATAATGGAGTATACCATCCATAAGCAAACAACTAAAGACGCAGAGGTAATATTCATAGACCCAACTACAAATATTACTTACTCTAGAAGTGTACCCATCGGGGATTGTGACACAAAAGAGAAGTTAGATCAGCGCATAGGGGATCACCTACGCGCCTTTTCTCACCGTATTAACATAGGAGTTATAACAGAAGCTTCTCTACCTTACTCGGACACATTCGGAGATATAGTTGTAAACCCTAATCTTTCTAAAGAGAGTAGGTTATTACTAACTACTGTGATAGAAGCTAAAACAAAAGAACTAAAGCTTGCTGTAGAGAAGCAACTAGCTAAACTAACAGCAGAAGGTAAAGATACTGCCGAAGTTCAAAAAAGAATAGCAGACATTGATGCAGTTAATAAAGCAGCTGCAGGCAATAAAACCAAAATAGCGGAAGAATAAGATGGAAGAGCAAAAAGTTACTTTAGTAGTAAACCAAAGAGAGTTCAATACAATTATAGCAGGACTCTCCGAGCTCCCGCACAAAGTATCAGCAGTTGTTATAAATGGTCTAGTAAAACAGATCCAAGAACAAGTGGGGCCTGACGGACTTCCTAAGAAGGAATAAATGACTTTAACAGCTTCTGGCGCCATAACGTTAGCCGCTATTAGAAATGAGTTCAAGGCTGCATCCGGAGCGGTATCTCTCAGTGAGATGTATCGCTCCGGCACCTACGTGCCGCCTCTTACAGCTAATGCTGCTATCCCCACTTCTGGCGCTATACAGATGGATGATTTTTATTCATCTAGTGTGTCTACCCTAATGGCCGCATCTTACTACGGCTCTAGTACGGGGATTAAAGGTGGTGGTTCGACGAACGCTCTTACCATTACCACCGCTGGTATTATCTCTGGCGGGAGTGTACTGGATGTCTACTTTAGTGATAACTGGTGCGCTTACAGTGCGGCCCCAGGAAACTGGTACCAAGTATATGTCACCGTGACATCAGGGACCACACCTTATGGGTCAGCATTAGATACGTGGCTAGATCTATCTTCTGATAGAAGCTGGACCATAAATAGCCCATTCAGTACCTATCTAGATGTTACAATTAGGCATAAATATAACACGGCTTCAACAGAACTCACGGCAGTTTCATTAGATGCTAACGCATAAGGAGTATACATGTCTTCTATAGATTGGATGATAGACCAACAGACAAAATCGGGCAGACCTATGGACTGCCCATTCATAACTTTAGCTAATGAGTATAAAGCTATATATGATGCTGCACCGGGGCCGGGGCAAAGAATAAAGGCTGAGAATGACTTCAGAAAAGCTCTTATGCTGCTTCCAGAATTCAAGCCTGATCATTCTAGAATGATTTTACATTATTTGTTTACTAATCCTGGTAACTACACACCAGCTCAGAAAGCTCTTATAGTTAAAGATCATGTAGAGTATCTAATAGCAAAGATAACCCCAGAAAACGAGAAATCTACTATAGCGTTTTTAAGAACTCTCTTACCAGATAAAAAGAGGGCTGGAAAATTAGAGGGCCACCCTGCGGTAGCGGCACTAATTCAAAATAAACTCGATACCCTTTAAGGAAAAAATGACAGAACAAGTAAATCCGAACGGAAGTAATGAAAATATCTAGGCTAGACGTAGTAACAAATAAAATAGTAGACTTGAGTTTCGAGCCTAATAGGTTCCTTAAACTCAATGTTGATCGATATTTGCAGGAGCTGGGCGTAATTCCAGTAGACCCTCAGATAGCGATCATAAATGCTATTAACAACCCTAAGTATCGTTTTGTATGCGCAGCTATCTCTAGACGTCTTGGTAAAACATACATTGCGAATATTATCGGTCAGCTTGTTACTCTAGTACCTGGAAGCAACGTTCTTATCATGTCTCCTAACTACCGTCTATCACAAATTTCATTCGATCTTCAGCGTCAGCTGATTAAACACTTTGGTCTAGAAGTCACGCGAGATAACGCGAAAGACTCGATCATCGAACTTTCAAATGGCTCGACCATTCGTATGGGTTCTATCAACCAGGTTGACTCCGTAGTTGGTCGCTCCTACGACCTAATCATTTTCGACGAGGCTGCTCTTACCGATGAAGGCGAAAACGCCTTTAACATCGCGCTCCGTCCTACACTAGACAAACCTAACAGCAAAGCTCTATTCATCTCTACTCCTCGTGGTAAGAACAACTGGTTCGCTAAGTTCTATGATCGTGGCTTCTCTGCGGATTTCCCAGAGTGGTGCTCTGTACATGCAACTTGGCATGACAACCCTCGTATTGATAAACGAGACATTGAGGAAGCTATGCGTACTATGTCCGCTGCTGAATTCAAACAGGAATACGAAGCTGACTTCAGCACATATGAAGGCCGTATTTGGGATTTCAATTTCGATACTCAGGTACAGGATCTATCTGCACTAGATATAAGCGGCATGGATATCTTCGCAGGACTCGACGCCGGCTACAGGGACCCCACAGCTCTTGCTGTGTTTGCGTACGACCATAAAACAGATTTATATTATCTAATAGCTGAATACTCTAACCAAGAGAAAACCACTGAAAAGCACGCGAAAGCTATTCAATACTATATAGATAAGTATAATATGGATATGATCTTCGTCGACTCCGCTGCCCAGCAGTTCCGAGCCGACTTAGCGGGTGAACACGGTATTTCTACGATCGACGCTAAAAAATCGGTACTAGATGGAATCGCCCATGTAGGTGCCATCGTCGATAATAATAAACTTGTCGTTGATCAGCGTTGTGTAGAATGTCTGAAGTCGTTAGAAGCGTACCGTTGGGACCCTAACCCCGGACTATTGAAAGAGAAGCCATTACACACGTGGGCATCCCACTTAGCCGACGCTATGCGTTACGGCCTGTATTCTTATGTCAATAGCTTTACTGGGTTCTAGCAATATCCCACTTGGTAAAAATTTTTCTTGACTATGGAATGTATTCGCGATATTATTATTGTAACATAAAAGGAATGTATGGCAGACGAACTAAAAAGATATAGCGTAAAATACATTCGAGATGGAGCTAAATCAGCTTATAAGAAGGACGACCACTGTCACATATGTGAAGTTGGAGACGACCTTCAGCTACACCACTTTACCGGCCTCGCAGACTTGTGGGCTATGTGGTGTCGTAAAAATAGGATTAAGATTGAAACTGTAGACGATGTGATGACGCATCGGGATTACTTTATAGCTCAACATAACGATGAATTATACCACGACGTGGTAACCCTGTGTAAACCGCATCACGCGGATTTGCATCAAATGTTTGGTAAAGCGCCAGCGATTGGCAGTTCCAAGGCTCAGGCAAAATGGATTGAAGTTAAGAGGAGAAAATGGCTAGAGAAGAATCGATCTTAAAAACGTTCACTAGCATGTTTGCTCCTCGTGTGGTAGAAAAACTAAATCCAGGTCAACGTTATATAGCTCAACAAGAGAGCACAAACATAGACCCAGCTCCTAATAACCACTACACATACTACGAACAACTAGGGGTAGTTAACCGCGCAGTAAACATGGTAGTTGACGCGGCTTCCCAAATCGATATTATCGTAGATGATGACAGACTTGGGCAGGACATGCCAGTAGCTAAAGGCACTAAAAAAGCTCGTGTTGAAAAGCTACTGAATTCTGAGCCCAACCCATTTCAAGATATTTCTACATTTCGCAGACTTATCTATACAGACCTTATAATAGACGGTAATGCTTTTATTTACTTTGATGGTGTACATCTCTATCACCTACCTGCCCACTTGGTATCCATTTTAACGGATCCCAAGGTTTACATAAAAGGGTATAGGATGGGAGATATTAACTATACTGCAGATGAAGTTATACATATTAAAGATAACTCTATCCGTGGTGTATATAGAGGCGTGTCAAGACTAAGTTCAGCTAAAAGCTCTATGGTCCTTTTATGGCGCATGATTAAGTATCAGGATAAGTTCTTTGAGAATGTTTCTT